ATGAAAGACAAGATGGAAGATATCAAGAAAGCGTTTGCCGCCGACATGGCGGACGCGCAAGCGGACGGCAAGGCGGCGGCAGACGCTTCAAATCTTCCCCCCTTATCTAACAGGGGGGGTACAGAAGCCGAAGACGCCGTTGCATTCCAAGAAGCCTTTGAATGTTACGAAACTTATATCTTGGACGGTAAAGGCAATCTCTTAGGTGTTCCGCTCCGTCGCGGTGTATCCGATTCAGCTTTTATCGACCAAATAAGTTTTTCATTCCACGAAAAAACCTTTTTCGATAAATACGGTGTACGTGTAAGCCTTTTGGAAGACGAAGATTTCATCCGAGCTGCGTCCATGCTCTCCGAAGAAGTTTTCGGGTTCGGTATCTACAAAGAATCCAAAGGCTCGGGCGGTCGTTTTTATGATCGTTGCTGGTTGATGGGTTCAGAAGATGCCCTGTATGGTCGCGTTCATTTTGGTGGCCAACAAAATACCATTCTTTTCGAACTGACCGGCACCGGTTGCGGCGTTGCAAAGGAAGGCTGGGAATCCCGACTTTTCGCATTCCTGACCAAAGCAATCCGCCCAAAAATTACCCGTGTTGACGTAGCCAAAGACTTTTTCAACGGCGAATACAGCCCGAACCAAGCCCGTGAAGACCGCAATAAAGGTCTGTTTACCTGCCATCACGTCAAACCCAAAGGCGAATGTTTGGGCTCTGACTGGGAAGAAGACGACGAAGCAAAAATGACCAAAGGCAAGACCTACGGTATCGGCTCACGTGAATCGTCCAAATACGTCCGCGTTTATGAAAAAGGCAAGCAGTTGGGCGATAAATCAAGCACTTGGACACGCTTTGAAATTGAATTTAAAGCAAAAGACATCGTTATCCCTTTCGAAGTTTTGCAGAATCCGGGCGAATATTTCGGCGGTGCATATCCGATTTGCGAACGCTTCGCCCAAAAGGCAACGCGTATACACGCGGTTAAGGAAGATAAGGTCATTTCAGCCGACCGTTATCTTGAATGGGTGAAAAAGCAGTTCGGACGCGCGGCCAATGGTCTGAAATTCATTTTCCCCGAACTGGACAAAGCCAAACTGTTTGAACTGATTGAGCCGAATCATCACAAGCTGCCAAAGTCTTTGGCACCCGAAGCCTATGACTGCGCCTTTTTGAAAGCCCAAGCTATTCATGAGCAGCCTGCATTCAAGCCGTATAAAGACCCTTACGGCATGTACGAATATTACGAGCGTCTGGAAAAACAGCTTGAACAGCAAAAACACGTCACAAATGAAGAAAGCTATAACAACTTCATGTATGACAAATTCGCAAGACAATCTATTTTATGGGCTTAAAGCGTCTGCCTAAAAAGACGTTTAATCATACAAGGAAACCAAAAAATGAATATTCAACTTCAAGGCCACATCGTCGGCGTTAAAAAATTCAACGGACAAATCGAAGGCAAGAACTTCGACTATTGCCGCCTGATTGTCGCCACACCCTTAGACAGTTCTCAAGGCAACGCATTGGGCAGCTCTACCACAGAATACGATTTTGGCGGATCTGCCAATTTCGAGCAGTTCCGAAACGCCCAATTCCCTATCGAAGCCAACCTGAACGTAGAAATTGTCACTACGGGCAAAACCCAAAAACTGAAAGTCATCGGTTTTCAAACCGTTAAGAAAGGCTGATTGAATGCAGAAAGTCTATGTTGTTCAGTCCGTATCAACAGGGGACTTTCTGTATCTCTCCCCTGATACCGGCGATATTGGACATACAAAATTAATCACCAATGCCGATTATTTCTACGACTTTGAAGAAGCGATTAACGCAGGTTTGGAAGAAATCGGCAATCAATATGAATTTGTCGTATTCGGATTTTTGAAAGACTGAAAAATGAATCAGAAAGTACCCCTATCATTTAAATTAAGTTTGGGTGGGTTGGTTTTTTTCCTACTGGTTTTAATTGTATCGGTTTGGTACCTGTACTTTTAAAAGACTTGCGGTAAGTCTCAAAACACCCGCATCACTTTTTTATCAACCCTTATTGAAAGGAAAACGCTATGAAACTCTTAAACGTAGCAAAAAAATATGGCAATAAAGTTATTGCTGTAACAGTCCTGACAACAGCTTCCGCTTTGGCCGCTGCCGATGGCGTCGATTTGTCCGGTATTGGTACTACTGCTGCCGCAGAAATTGCAAAATTTGCCGTAATGGTGTCTGCAATTGGTGCTGCTGTTTTGTCGGTTATTGTGTTGATGCAAGGCTTCCGTATGGCCTTCAGCATGGTTAAAACGGCTAAATAACTGAAAGGGTAGGACATGGGGTATCGCGTCGGATTGCAATGCTTTTCTACAACGGAAGAAGCGCATGACTATGTATTGTCTCAAGTCCTACCTACCGTAACGGCTGACGGCAAAGTAGTACGTCCTTACAAAAACGGGAAAGACTGGTATTTGAGCGAGCAGAAAATCAATTTGAGCTTTCCGCAATGCGACATAGCCGAACAAATACAATTCGGCGTATTGGTAGGCGCGCCGTTCATAGTCTTATTGGTGCTTGTATTCGGTATCAGGATGATAAAACGGTTGATTGAATCAGTTACGGAGAATCAAGGGGGTGGTGATGATTGATTTTTGGTTTTTATACGGATTCGGCGCGGTCTGTTTGGCATCGCTGATATTTTTTTGATATTCAAAAAGGGTATAATCCCGACTTTCTGTAACTGTTATGAAAGTTAGGATTATGTTTTACATTTCAGAAGAAGAATTGAGATTCAAAAAGGACACGAATCCCGATTATTTAAATGAAAAACTGTGTCATGTGTTTATAGCTGAAATGTTCAGACTTAAAGAAATTTATCCAATTTCTGATTTTAAGAACATGGTAAAAAGTGCAGCCCAATATTTTTTAAATAGAACATATCTTGATGATATGTTAGTTTTTTTTGAAGATGGCTCGTATTTGAAATTTCAGTTTTTAGAACATGGCTTTGAATGCAAAGAGTTCTATGATGGTCAAATTTCAACGGCTTATTATTATGGCCGTTATTCTATTAGGATGTAATTTTAAAGCTAACGCTGAATTAGTTGTTGAGCAAAATGGAAGAGTTCGTGTTTCGACTGGAGGTTTTAATCAAAATGGCGTTAGAACTTGGCGTTATTTAGATAATGGTCGTGGCGGTATGGGTGGGAATATGTTCTATCATGAAACATCCAGTAAATCATTAGCCGTCCGCGAAGCCTCCACAGGCATCAAATCCGCCTCAACTGTTCCCGTAACGATAGAAGCCCAAGTATCCCGAAAAGCCGTCCTTTCAGGCGCATTTAACCTGGTAAAAAGAGGCGCGGCATTAGGTACACGTTTAAGCGGTTGGGGTACAGCTGCATATTTTGCCTACGAAGCCTATCAAGCTGTTAAATCTGATTTAGAGTTTGAAGGTTATAAGTATGATGAAGGTTCCAATGAATTCATGAAAGAATGGCCGGCTAGAAATTGTATTTGGGTTAGAGACGAAAGCGTCAGAGTGCAAGATGTTGCATGTTATGGCGTAGATAGTTCTGTTTTAAGTGCTTACAGAAAAGGCGGTAAATCCCAAAGAGAAGCAGAAGAACTTATGAAAGGCCAGATGGAAAAACTGGCTGGCCCTTTTTGGGAAAAACGTAAAAAGGAACTTGATAAAGATTTAGGTTCTAAATTTTGGGAATATTATCATTTAGACGAATGTCGATTTGATTTAAATGGAGGTGGTTGTTCAGTTAAAAGAGGTAGTGACGGCAGAAGTTCAGTTTTTTTTCGTTTAAAAATGAGAGATACAGAAGTTCTGACAAATGAAAAATTCCTACAAATCTCTACCCCATCTATTGACGCAAACCCAACGCCCTTTGTCGAAGGAACAGGCAAACCAGAATATAACGAAAAAGTATCAGTCCCTGCCGGTACTGTTGTAACCATTGGACCTGTCACTCCAGAAAACGGCAAACCGGTGCAAATTACCATTACTTTCGGCCAAGATTCAAATGGCAACTCAACTGCAAAAGTTGAAACAACCCCGCGCCCCGACCTTATACCGGGCAGCCCTGCCGCGCCAAAAACCAACCCAACCCCGACACCGGGCGAAAATGGCAAACCAGGTTCGCAACCAGACCCAACGCCTGACGGTAGCCCGTCCGATAAGCCAAAACCTGATCCTGACGACAGCCCTAGCGGCAAAGATAAGCCAAAACCCGACGATAAGCCCGACCCTGACCGCAAAGACGATCCAAAAAAGGACGAAAGACCTAAAGAGGACGACAAGCCCAAAGAAGACGGAGGCTTGCTTTGTAAAGTGTTCCCGAATATTTTGGCCTGTGACGAATTGCCCGAAAAAGAAGAACCAAATTTAGAGATTCCTCAAGAAACTATCGATTTGAACTTCACACCTGACAATACCTTTAAAGAGTATGGCGAATGCCCTGCTCCGGTAACGTTTCAGGCTTTGGGTACGGAATATAAAATCAGTCTTGAGCCGGCTTGTAATTTAGCTGCCATGATGCGCCCTTTTATTATCGCCATGGCTTGGTTGGTAGCTTCGTTTTTCGTGGCTAGAGTCGTCAGAAATAACGCATAGGGGGATTTATGAAATTTTTAGCTGCTCTTGCTCCATATTTGATAAACCATGTTGTCAAATACATTCTGACTGCCTTAGGGGTTTCTATCATTACCTATGTCGGTTTTGACGCCCTTATGAGCAATCTTAAAAATCAGTTTATAAGCAGCATGGGGGCGGTTCCCGCCGGAGCGATCCAAATATTTTATATCGCAGGCGGTGGCGTTGTTCTGAACATCATGTTTGGCATGCTCGCCTTTGTCGTTACTTTTAAAACTCTGTCTAAATTAAGCTTCGGCAAGAAAGGTTAAAGATGGCCGCTATTACTCTGATTACAGGTAAACCAAGAATCGGCAAAACCGCCTTTGCCGTTGAACTGCTTATGTTTGATGATTTCTATAAAGGCCGAAAAATCTTTTCCAATATTAACGGCCTTTTGATAGACCATCATAAACCGCCGGAGGGACATAGCTGGGAAGACATGCATGAATGGCTGAAATGGAAAGAGAATATAGGCTCTGTTGTCATCTATGACGAAGTGCAATATCTGTTTCCAACACGTTCAAGCGGCTCAAAAATGCCCGAAAACGTCGCCTTTTTGAACATTCACGGCCATTACGGTATCGACATGATACTAATCACACAATCGCCTAAGTTGCTTGACGTGAATTTGCGCGAAGTAGTTAATAAGCATATACATATAGCTGCAAACAAAATGGGCGGTTTGACTAGGCTCGAATGGAACGAAGTAGCCTTAAATCCTACACAACAGGCAAGAAACGCCTTGTCCAGTTCGCATAAAATTAGACAAGAGGTTTTTGAATACTACAAATCCGCCGAAGTGCATACCGCGCATTCTCACGTCAAATCAAGGTGGTATTACGTCATCATCGCAATGTTGTTTATCCTGCCGTGTATCTTAGGTTTGGTCGGATTCATGGGCTATAAGATGTATCAGGGCTATAAAGAAAAAGCAGGAATAACGGCACAGGCCGAAGCAGCAAAAGAAGATACAGGTTTCAAAAATCCGCTTGACCCTGAAAGCCAAAAAGAAATGATGCCGCAAAGCGGAATTCAGGGGCAAAACCTAAAACCTGAAGACTTCGTGCCAACGCTCGCCGAAAAGCCCGAAAGCAAACCGATTTACAACGGCGTCCGCCAAGTTAAAACATTTGAGTATCCTGTAGGCTGTGTTGATGGCGGCAAAAGCGGATGTACATGTTACTCAAGCCAGGGCACACCGCTGAAAGAAATCACTAAGGCAATGTGCAAGGACTACGCCAGAAACGGATTGCCGTTCAACCCATACAAGGACGAACAACAGGCAACACAACAGCAACAGACCGCACCGCAGACAGCCTATGAGCCTGAAAAAGGGCAAGTCCTTACGATGGGTGGGCAAAGTCCCCAAAATCTCATGTATGACGGTTATACAGAAGCGGGACAGCAGTTTGCACAACGTGGCGGGGTAGTTGGGTCACCATAAAAGATGCTTATTTATCTGTTAATGAAGCCAAAGGCGGAATTAATAGGTAAATAAGCATCCACGGGGTGCGGGAACTCCCGCTTCTATGAGTTTCAGCTATTTTATGTCTTCCGGCGACACCTAAAAATTCAAAAACAGCCAAAAATCAGCTCAACCGGAAGCAATAAAATGCCAAAGCCAAAACCCTCAAACCGTTTTAAAAAGACGGTTTGAGGGTTTTTGTTTATGCGCAAAACAAAGACCGGGACGGTCAGGCAGATGAACGGCCAGGGCAGAAAAGCCGATAAAAAGAAATGTCGACCGTCTTTTACCAT